GAATGGCACAACTGCCGTTACATTAAGCGGGTCTAATGCAAGCATTAAAGTTGGTCAATATATACAAGGTACAAGTATTGCTACAGGAACTTATGTAGCCGCCATATCAGGAACAAGCCTTACCTTATCTCAAGCCGCATCAGGTTCATCTACAAGCACTCTATCTTTCTATACCCCTCATGGAGTAGTAGTAGGCGGTGGTAATAACCAAGCTACAGGTAGTTATTCATTTATCGGTGGTGGTGGTGATGCTGGTACTGCTGCAAACCGTAATAGAGCCTCAGGTGATTGGTCAACTGTGGGTGGTGGTAGAAACAATACAGCCAGTGGTGCAGGTGCAACCATCGGTGGAGGTGGATATTACAGCGGCATTACAGGAACTGCAGCAAATACGGCTTCAGGCGATGGATCATTTATTGGTAGTGGTGGTACCAACAATGCTGGTGGTTTTGGATCTGCAATAATAGGTGGTTTTGGCAATACCGCAAATGCAACATACGCAACTATTGGTGCTGGTACTGGAAATACCGCTAGTGGACAATACGCATTTGCAGGTGGTGGTCAGTCTAACACATCATCTAACAGCTACACTTTTGTAGGTGGTGGTTACGGAAATAATGCAACAGCCTATTGGTCTACAACTTTAGCTGGTTATGGAAATTCAATCGGTTCAAAAGCACAGTTTTCAGCAATTGTTGGCGGTTGGAACAATACTATAACGGGTCAACTTAATTTTGTTGGTGGTGGTTATGGAAATAGTGGTACAAGCGGAACTGCGGTAACTACGCAATCTGCAACTATGAACGGCACGACTGCTGTTACATTAGCCGCCTCTAACGCTTCAATAAAAGTTGGACAATTTATTGAAGGCACGTATATCAGTAATGGAGTTTATGTAGCTGCTGTAAGCGGAACATCTTTAACATTATCTAGTGCTGCTAGTGGAAGCGGTGTAGCAACCTTATCCTTCTACACACCCCACGGTATTGTTGTCGGTGGTGGTAACAATCAGGCAACTGGCTCATATAGCTTCATAGGCGGGGGTGGTGATGCAGGAACAGCCGCAAACCGAAATGTGGCTAGTGGGGATTGGAGTTTTGTTGGTGGTGGTTGGCAAAATGTGGCTTCAGGTGCAGGCTCATTCATCGGTAGTGGCGGGTTAAATTCTGCTGGAGTGCCTACAGCAGGAAATACTGCATCTGGTGCTGTTTCATTTATTGGTAGTGGACAAAATAATGTTGCATCAGGCTCTTATGGGGTTGTTGGTGGGGGATTTACTAATACAGCTTCAGGAAGTTTTACTTTTGTTAGTGCTGGCTCTTATGGAACAACAAGACTTATTGTTGGAAATCATGTTTTTCCAGCGTGTTCTTTTCCAATAGCTGGTTCACAAGGTGCTTCTCAATCAGGTTTATTAATTCTTGGTAGACAAACAACAGATGCTACAGCTACTGTTTTAACAAGCAATTCATCTGCCGCAAGCGGAACAAACCAAGTAATACTACCTAACAACTCTGCTTACTTCTTTAGAGGTGAAGTAGTATCAGGAGTAACTGGCGGTGGTAACACTAAAGGCTGGACTATTGAAGGTGTAATCAAGCGAGGTGCTGGAGTAGGAACTACGGCACTTGTTGGCACTCCTACAGTCACATCCATGTACGCTGATGTAGGGGCGGCAACATGGACTATTGCAGTTACAGCAGATACAACTAACGGTGGTTTAACAGTAACATTCACAGGGCAAGCAAGCACGACTATTCGTACAGTTTGCCAAATCCGTACAACAGAAATGACTTACTAAGGAGCAATCATGGCATTACAACTTAACCTAGAATCAACTCAATTCGGTGTACCTGCACCACAGGCATACGCACGAATTACTAACTTCTTTGGCACAAAAGACCAAATCCAAGTGCAAGTAGCTATCTACTATAACAAAGATGCACGAAACGGCAACATGGCTACAGTTAAAGAAAATGCTCATTACATTGCTATTGAGGACTTGAAAGGTGATTTAATCCCTGCAATCTATGAAGTTCTCAAAACCTTTAGTGATTACTCAGGTGCAGTAGACTGCTAAGTTGATACTATGATATCTAAGAGTAGAACCCTCGGTAAACTTTTAACTACTAGTAACGCTGATATATATACAGTACCTAGCAGATATACTGGATACATCTTCAGTGTTCTTGTTTCAAATGAGGCTGCCACAGCTACCACTGTTTCACTAGACTGGTATGATTCAGCTAGTGGCACATACTATGCCATCATGAAACAAGTATCACTAAATGCAAATAGCATTATGCAAATTTCAGATGAGCCTCTTGTGCTACAAGCCGGAGATAAGATAAGAGGTTTAGCAGGATCTAGCAGTGCAATCACGGTATCTATTAAGGTACAAGAAGAATTTGCAACTGCAATTTAAGGAAGAATCATGGCAAGAGAATTAACAGAAAAGCAATCTAAGTTCCTTGAGGTTCTATTTGAACAAGCTCATGGAGATGTTGTACGTGCAAAAGAACTAGCTGGCTACTCAGAGAATAGTCCTACTTCTGAAATCATTAAAGGAATTAAAGATGAAATCATGGAACGTACTCAACTGTATATGGCACGTAATGCTCCTCGTGCTGCTATGTCAATTGTATCTGGCATGGTAGACCCAACAGAATTAGGATTACGTGATAAACTATCAGCAGCAAAGGATCTATTAGATCGTGTAGGCTTAGTGAAGACAGAGAAGTTACAAGTTGAAGCTACTAACGGTTTAATGATTCTTCCACCTAAAGAAAAAGAAGCTGAACAAGATTAACTATGGTACGTGCTACGGTTGGAAAGTGGATACTACCCCAGCCTGAAGAAGCTAAGAGTACTGGGGAATATGTTTCAATCCCAAGGATTGCTAAGATATGGGTACCTTTCGGGTACAAAGTATCTGAGACAGATGAGACAATGCTAGATCCTATTCCTTTAGAATTAGAATCATTAGAGCAAGCAAAGAAATACTTAAAGCAATACCCGTCTAGGCAAGTAGCAGCATGGCTAACCAAGATAACAGGCAGAGAGATATCACACGCTGGACTATTAAAAAGAATAAAAAATGAGCAGCGAAACAAGACAAAAGCTTCTACGCTCAGAGGATGGGCTACAAGGTACAAAAAAGCGATTGAAGAAGCGGAGAAACTCGAACAAAGACTCGGAAGTAAAAGAGACACCAGCACCGATACAGTTGATGCAGACAAGTGAAGAAGAAGAGGTAATGCATGTTACTGACTTAGAAGGTCAGAACATTGTATTTAAACCAAACGTAGGACCACAGACATACTTTTTAGCAGCACCAGAACGGGAAGTATTATACGGAGGTGCAGCAGGAGGAGGAAAATCTTATGCTATGCTTGCTGACCCTTTACGATATATGGGGCATAATGCTTTTAGCGGTCTTCTGTTACGTCATACTACTGAAGAACTTCGAGAATTAATCTGGAAGTCTCAGGAGATGTACCCTAAGATCTACCCCGGCATCAAGTGGTCGGAGAGAAAGATGCAGTGGGTAGCTCCAAGTGGGGCTAGATTGTGGTTTTCATACCTTGATAGAGACGAAGATGTACTCAGATATCAAGGTTTAGCGTTTAGTTGGGTAGGTTTTGACGAGTTAACGCAGTGGTCTACCCCATTTGCGTGGAACTATATGCGTTCTCGTCTACGTAGTACTGCATCAGACCTACCTATCTTCATGAGAGCGACTACCAATCCGGGTGGACCGGGTCATGCGTGGGTTAAAAAGATGTTTATTGACCCATCACCTGCAGGAAAAGCATTCTGGGCTACAGATATTGAGACAGGGCAGACATTAGCCTACCCTAAAGGGCATAGTAAGGATGGGCAACCCCTGTTTAAGCGTAGGTTTATACCTGCAATGCTAACAGATAACCCATATTTAGCTGCACAGGGGGACTATGAGACGATGTTGCTCTCTTTACCTGAGCATCAACGTAAGCAACTGTTGGAGGGTAACTGGGATGTATCAGAAGGTGCAGCTTTTCCAGAATTTAACCGTCAGATTCACGTTATTGACCCGATGGACATACCTAAAAACTGGGTTAAGTTCAGAGCGTGTGACTATGGCTACGGTTCTTACTCAGCAGTTGTCTGGTTTGCTGTAAGTCCTAGCGAACAACTGGTAATCTATAGGGAATTGTACGTTAGCAAGGTACTTGCCAAGGATTTAGCGGTAATGGTTCTGGAAGCAGAGCAGAATGACGGTACTATTCGCTATGGTGTACTGGATAGTTCCTGTTGGCACAAACGTGGGGATACAGGTCCCTCACTTGCAGAGCAAATGATCATGCAAGGGTGCAGATGGCGACCTTCAGACCGTAGTGCAGGTAGTCGTGTAGCAGGAAAGAATGAAATACACAGGCGGTTACAGGTAGATACCTTTACAGAAGAGCCAAGATTGGTTATAACTAGTAACTGTACGAATATAATTGCACAGCTTCCTATCATTCCTTTGGATAAACACAATCCAGAGGATATTGATACGAAGTCAGAGGATCACCTCTACGATGCTATGCGTTACGGCATAATGAGTAGACCTAGAAGTAGCTTATTTGATTTTAATCCGATGCACCAGAAGTCTGGAATAACGGTAGCTGATCCAACATTTGGATATTGAAGGTAAAGAATGATAGAAAAAAAGTTCCTAGAAGACGAGTCAATTAACTTAGGTGATGTGTCAAACATCAACGAAGAGGATGCAGTAGCTGGTCCTATCGTACAGTTATTGATGGATAAGTACATCAAGGCTGAGACTGCAAGACGTAACGATGAAGAGAGATGGCTTCGTGCCTATCGTAACTATCGTGGCTTGTATGGTCCTGATGTCCAATTCACAGAGACAGAGAAAAGCCGTGTATTCATCAAGGTAACTAAGACTAAAACTTTAGCTGCCTATGGTCAGATCATTGATGTACTATTCTCTAACAATAGTTTCCCTATCAGCGTAGATCCTACCACATTACCTGAAGGTGTAGAAGAAGATGTTAGCTTTGATACCAATGAAGCTAAGGTTCGTGAAGCTTCTCCTGACTTTTCTCCTTACGGATACAAAGGCGATGGTAAAGATCTACCTCCCGGTGCTACATACAAGACACTTCAAGATAGACTTGGTCCTCTTACCGATGAATTGTCAGGCATCGATAACCTTAACTCAGGTCCCGGTCTAACCCCTTCTTCTGCTACTTTTAGCCCAGCTATGGTTGCTGCTAAGAAGATGGAGAAGAAGATTAAAGATCAGCTTGAAGAAAGCAATGCAAGTAAGCAGCTAAGATCTACAGCTTTTGAGATGGCACTCTTTGGTACAGGTATCATGAAGGGTCCTTTTGCTATTGATAAAGAGTATGCTAACTGGAATGAAGGTGGTGACTACACTCCTACTATTAAGACAGTACCATCCACATCACATGTAAGTATCTGGAACTTCTATCCAGATCCTGATGCTATTAACATGGATGAATCACAGCACATTATTGAGAGACACAAGATGTCTCGTAGTCAAGTACGTGCTTTAAAGAAACGTCCTTTCTTCCGTAGTAAAGTTATTGATGATGTCATCTCTCGTGGTGAATCTTATGTTAAGAAGTACTGGGAAGATGATTTAAAGGATTACCGAGTAAGCGAAGGCATTGATCGCTTTGAAGTACTAGAGTACTGGGGTTCAGTAGAGCGTGAGTTACTAGAACAGAATGATGTTAAGATCCCTAAAGAATTAGCTATTGCTGATGAGTTACAAGCCAACATCTGGTATTGTAATGGTCGTATTCTTCGCATGGTATTAAATCCTTTTAAGCCAGCTAAGATCCCGTACTATGCTGTCCCCTACGAACTAAACCCCTACTCTATGTTTGGCATAGGTATCGCAGAAAATATGGACGATACCCAGACCTTAATGAACGGTTTCATGCGTATGGCGGTAGACAATGCGGTCTTATCTGGCAACCTTGTATTTGAAGTCGATGAGACTAACTTAACTCCCGGTCAAGACTTATCTGTCTATCCCGGCAAAGTATTCCGTAGACAAGGTGGAGCACCCGGTCAGGCTATCTTTGGTACTAAGTTCCCTAACGTATCTCAAGAGAACCTACAGCTATTTGATAAGGCTCGTGTACTTGCAGATGAATCTACAGGTATGCCTTCCTTTGCACATGGTCAGACAGGTGTAGCAGGAGTAGGTCGTACTGCTAGTGGTATCAGCATGCTAATGAATGCTGCTGCAGGTGGTATCAAGACTGTCATCAAGAACGTAGATGACTACTTACTACGTCCATTAGGTGAAGCATTCTTTAGCTTTAACATGCAGTTTGACTTTGATCCTGATGCTCGTGGTGACTTAGAAGTTAAAGCTCGTGGTACAGAAAGCTTGATGGCTAATGAAGTACGTAGTCAACGCTTGATGCAGTTTGTTCAAGTAGCTAGCTCTCCTGCACTTGCACCATATGCTAAGTTCCCTTACATCATTCGTGAGATTGCTAAGTCAATGGATCTTGATCCAGACAAGGTGACTAATAGTTTAGATGAGGCAACTCGTCAAGTAGCCTTAATGCAACAGGGACAACCTCCAGCAGCTGCAGCACCAGCAGGTGGTCCACCAGCAGTTCCGGGTGTATCCGATACAGCAGGCACAGGCGGTGGTAACATCGGCATAGGTCAAGTCCCATCTCCACAAGAACAAGGATTCACAGGTAATGTCCAACCTCAAGCTCAACAACAAGCCCTTCCTCCCCAAGCTTAAAGGGTTTGTAAATACTAAGACTCAATGGGATGCTTACACAGACTCCCTTGATTTTTATATTGAACTGTACCAAAAGAAGTTAGAGCAATCTGCCGACATGGTTGAATTGCATAAAGCACAGGGGGCTATCCATGCCCTACGCCAACTGAAGTATTTAAGGGATGAAGTCAATGCTGAATAAGATAGACATGCAGCAGGTAACACTGGATAGCTCTGAACCTATTGGTCATCAGCAGCCTACTTCTTCTATGATTAAGATGCCTACTTTTCAGGCAGGTGGTAGTGTACAAACACAGAAGATGTTAAAGCAAGGCGGTATGCTACAAGAAGGTGGCACAGTTGACCCTGTTAGTGGCAACAAAGTACCTGTTGGTGCTATGAAAGAAGAAGTGCGAGATGATGTACCTGCACAATTAAGTGAAGGTGAGTTTGTATTTCCAGCTGACGTAGTAAGATACATTGGCTTAGAGAGACTCATGCAAATGCGACAAGCTGCTAAGAAGGGCTTGATGCAGATGGAAGACATGGGTCAGATGTCTAATGGTGAAGATGGTTCAGAAGAAGAAGATACTTCTGAATTTGAATCAGAGCTAGATGACATCATGAGTGAGATGGAAGGTGAAGATAGAAAGATGGCTGTAGGTGGTGATGTAATGCCTATGGAGCAAGCTCCTGTAGGACAACCTGCTGCACCTGCTATGCAACAGACACCTGAAGCTATTCCTACTGGATCACCTACGCTAACTGAAGAACAGATGTCTAAGATTCAAGAGACTGCAAAGAATATGCAGAATCGAAAAATAGACATTGATCAATCTTTAATATCGCCACCTACTGAAGGTGTTACTTCATCTGATATTATCTTAAGTAATTTAACAGATGCAGGGTACAAAGGTAATCCTGAAGTATTCTTACGTGCTTTAACTATCCGTTCTAAACAGAAAAAAGTAGCAGTTGCTCGATTCTCAGACACTGTGTTTGTAGGTGTACCTGTAGATAACGAGACAATGACTGTTCATTTGTTTAGTAAAGACCCACCCCAAAAAGTACAAGACTCAATTAAAGCGGGTATTCAAACATTACAGAATGCTGGCATTAAAAGAATTCAATCACAGACTACGAAT